AAAGTATGTTTCTAGTTTTGAAATCACCAATGGACGTGTTCTCGAAGTCATTGAAAATCCTGGAACTGTTTTTGATTTACCTTTTAAATCATATCCTTTACGTAATTGCACATCTTCGTCCACATAACCATCTTGTTTATACGAATAATATAAATTTGAATATCCTTTATCTAATGCAACTTGTATTGATGCCCAACCAATATTTGCATTTTCAATTACAAGTAATGCATTATTATATTCTGTAGCTACGGCAATTAACATGTTACCATATTCCGTAGTTCCTATCTTTCCTTTATATTCTGCAACTTGTTGACAAGATTCTATATCAAAAACATGAAATGCTGAATAGTCAGTGGAATCACCTCGAGCTACATCCGCTACTACCATATATTTTTTATTATAATTAGCATACTCCCATATCCAATAATTAGAATCAAATCCTCGTTTTTCCATAGGATCTTTAACATGTGTATCAGAATACCATTGCAATATATTACCATCAACTACAGTATGACCAGATGATATAAAATCACAATCACATTCTTGTGCTGCACCTTTTTCTCCAAGTAGTTCTGTTTGTTTAATACGCCATGCTTCATCTCGGTCTGGATGTACTGTCCAATGTAATTTTATTGTGTTAAATTCTCCGCCGGCTTCGGCATCTACCCACATTCTATGAAACCAATTACCTACGCCATTTGGAGTTGATAATGCAATACAATCACCACCAGTTGCTAATGTTTGTTGTGCTGCGGTCCATATTTCATCAATTTTATCGATAAAGGCTGCCTCATCAAATATCAATAATGATAATGCTTCAGATCTACCAGCATCACCTTTTGATGAAATTGCTTTAATCTGTGAGCCATTTGCATATCTTAATGATAATTTATTATCTTCTAATGTCTTACCTTTTAACCAATTTGGTAAATTTTCATTCATTACTCGAACTTTGGTTACAAGATTTTTTGCTACATCTTGTTTTGTTGCAATTACTAAAACATTAAAATCTGATCGGAATATCATTTTCCATAATGCATACCCAGCTGTCAATGTTGATATGCCTAATTGTCTAGATTTTAAAATAATATTATATCTATTATCTTTTAGGTCTTGTAATGATTTTTCTTGAAATGGATATAAGTTGAAAAGCATTTTTCCACGCGTAGGATGTTGTATAACACAATATTTACGCATAAAATGTATAGGATCTTGAGAACACCGTTTGTATTCTTCGCCTATAATTTCTTTAAGAGATTTTTTAACTGCCATTACGTTTAATATAATAAATTATTTGCAATATTACAAATTATTTCTTAACTCTTTTTTCCATGGTGCGGCCGCCAAAGTAGGCACCTATGACAGTAATAAGAACTAATTGGAGGAGATCTGTCCATTTTTCTTCTACTTCAAAAGCTAATACTCCCGCATCAATGAATATCATCAATACAGTTGATACAACTAGAAATATAAGAACTAATGGTCTAACATTTTTTGATAACCATGAATCTGAATTCATATCTGCTGACCAACGATCAGTAATATTTTGCTCCATTTTTGCTTCATGATTAGCAATTAATTCTTTCATTTTACGTTTTGCTTCTAACTTTTCAGCTTTAGTAGTTGTTAGATTATCTAATACACCACCAACGCCTTCTACTAATTCAGCTGCTCCACTTGAAAATATTTTATTCAATATACCCATATTGTTCTTTCATTAATTTAGTAACTTCTGATCTTATTAATTTTCGCATTTCATCAATTTGCAATTCCACATCTTTATCAGCTGCATTTACTGCAGATTCCATCTCAGCTTGCAATTGTTTCTTCTTTTTAGTCATTTGCTTTAATTTTGATACTAATTGCTGTTTCTTTGAACCATCCGCTTTTGCATACTCTACGGCTAGTTTTTTCATGTCTACAACTAGTTTATCAAACTCTTTTCCAATTTTATTTAATGATCTATTTGATGCCATCTTTTGAATCCGTTAATTCGTTTCTAATACTATCTTTTAATTTATTGTAATCTGTTTCAATGCGTTTAATTGTAGATGATATATCTACTTCACCATATTCACCGTCTGCATTACCCCAAACAGTTTCTTTAACTGATTGTTTTAAAATTTCAACTTCTTTATCAGTATCTGTGAACCATGATTCTGCATTTGCGGACATTATTTTATTCTGATATTCTTGCCAAGCCTCTTTGCCTTGAGATTTTATTTTTCTTTCTTCTTTTAATACACATTCAAAACATTTACCACGCATAAAATAAAATTTAAAATTTAATTTTTTTTCATGAGCACGCATATCTTTACCACATTCAGGACATTTTTCTGGAACTGATAATGCGTCTTGAACTGTTTTTAAAATAGAATTTTCTGGCTCTCGTGACTTAAATCCTTCATGTTGAGTAACACGTGTTCTAGTTCCGGTGGAAGATGTTTCAATCCAAACTTTAGGTTTACCATTTTCAAACCGTTCAATAATATCATTTTCTGGTATTTCTGTTTTTGTAGAACCTGTGTAAATACTTTTACGAGTCTGCATTTTATGGTTGCCTGCTAGTAATTGTTTTACAGCTTTTATATTTTGTAACTTGCTTGACATGTTATTTCTTTTTACTTAACACTTTTCTTAATTTTTGTAAAAACATTGCTTCATTGCCTTTTAAATCTAAATCTGCAACTAACCCAGTAACAAGATCCATCTGCTGTGTAGCACTTTTTCCTTGCATTTTCTTTGCAAATTCATCTTTAAATTGACCCATTCTTAAATCAACTCGACTTGGAGTAGAAGCTTCTTGTGTTGCTTCTGGTTCTGAAACATCGCTATCAAATGCATCTCTTGGCTTTAACATTTGTATTAATGCCGTTTTTACTGCCTGACCTTTTTCGCCAGAAATTGCATTAATTACTTTAAGTAAGCCGGCTGCACGTTGTCGTGGTGATCCTTGGGCTAATCTTTGTTTTAATAATGTAAGGCCAGGAAACCTTTCTAAACGGTCTGCCCCTTGTTCTACACCTTGAGATATGTCTACTTCTTTCAGAGATTTACGTATTTCTTTACGTATACTTTCTCTTAGTTTTTGTTCATTCATAATGTCCTTTATTATATTTTATATAAATATACAATTGTTACTTAGTAAAACCTTTATCCATTGCAAAATTGGCTCTACTAAATTCTACTCGATCCACAAATTTAACTCCTTGTCCAATTCGATCAACTGCCACATACCCTTCTGGAGCTGTTACTCGTAATCCACCTTGACCATCATCTACAAAATGTTTTGTATTATATATAGCATTATTATATTTTTTAACAAAAATTAATTTAGCATCTGCTAGTAATTTTGATACTATAAAAATATTTAAAATATCTTGTTTTCTTTGATTAAACATTGCTAATTGTTCTTGTTTTGCAGCAGTAGCTTTTTCTATACCGCGATCCGATTTTAATTTTGCAATTTTTTTATCAGTACGTATTTCAAACCATTTCTGGAACGCTTTAAATGATATAGCCGCATTATCAACAAATTGTCCGGTTTTAATTTCTTGGTTAAGGTATATGTTTAACAATGAACTTGGAAGATTATCATAATTTATTTTAATTGAATCCGCCTTTTTAATTAACATTGCAACTTGTTTTGCTTCAGATGATGTTAATGTTACTACACCGGTAGTATCTTTAAAAAATGCATCATCAAACCATACATTAGTATTACGTCTTAAACCACTTACGTCAGCACCAAATGAAGCGCCGCTATCTAATGATCGATATGTTGTATGAAATACAATACCTATTTTTGCAGAAGCGACTTGTCTTCCTAGATCAGAATCTGCATCTACTGCATATGTAATTGTATTTGGTCGAAATGAATAATGTTTTTTACCATCAATAATTGTAGATTTTAAAATACTTTTATCAAACATAAAATCGCCTTGCAGTATATTTTTAATTCCTAATGCAGGTAAATATTCCAAAGCTAATTTTAATTTGTCAGCCAATCCTTGTGCATGTCCATGATTTAAATCTATATCTTCCATTGTATAGTTAATCTTAGGTTCTTTATTAAAGATAGATTTTGTCCCTACAAAAAACTGTTTATTATCCGGATTAATTCCTGCGAATATGGCTGGCGCGCCATCCCATTTAACTGATGTATTAACTTTTGCATCACTATTTCCTTTAAGATTTTT